TTTAGCTGGAGGCGGTTTACAGTGTACATACGGCCCAATAAATGATAGAGCTTAATTATGGCATATACATACGCAACACTTACAACAACCATTAGAGATTACACTGAAGTCGATGATTCAGTATTTACTCAAGCAGTAATAGATAATTTTATTATGCAAGCAGAACATAGAATTAACATAGAGCTTCCTATGGACTCAGACAGAAAAGTCCAAGAAGGTACTTTAGTTACAGATGACAATACAATTAACTCACCAGCAGGGGCTTTATTTATAAGAGGTATAGAAGTATTTAACTCAACGGCAAACACTACAGGCACTGGTACTTGGTTAGAGAAAAAAGATCAAACATATTTATCTGAATATACTGGTAGACTAACTGGAAAAGAGGGTGATTTAACAGCCCAGGACGTTACAGGAATGCCTAAGTATTATGCTATGTTTGGTGGAGCTACAGGTTTAACTGATACTACCTCAGGAGGCTTNTATTTAGCTCCTACACCTGACGCTAATTATAANTTTAGAATNTACTATAATAAACAAACAACAGGACTATCAGCCAGTAATACGACAACATATCTAAGTAANTACTTTCCACAAGGACTTTTATATGCGTGTTTAGCAGAAGCATTTTCTTATTTAAAAGGTCCAATGGAGATGTTGACACTGTACGAAAATAAGTATAAAACATCAATACAACAGTTTGCTGGAATGCAAATTGGGAGAAGAAGACGAGACGACTACACTGACGGAACCGTTAGGATACAAGTTAAATCACCTTCACCATAAAAAAATTAGGAGATAAAAATTATGGCAATATCATCAGCAGTTTGTTCAAGTTTTAAAAAAGAATTATTACAAGGGTATCATGATTTTGATGCTAACGGATCAGGTGGAGACACTTTTAAAATAGCTTTGTATACAAGTTCAGCATCTTTAGATGCAACCACTACAGATTATAGTTCAACAAACGAAGTAGCAAACGGTAATGGATATACAACAGCAGGAAACACTCTTGTAAATACTGGTGTAGGTTTAACTGGTACTACTGCATTCACAGATTTTTCTGATACATCTTGGACATCAGCATCTTTCACAGCTAATGGTTGTTTAATTTATAACACACAAGCAAACGGTGGTTCTGGTACTACAGAAGCTGTATGTGCTATAGCTTTCGGTGGAGACAAAACTGTTTCTTCAGGAACTTTTACAATTCAATTTCCAACTAACGACGCATCATCTGCTATTCTGAGACTAACAGCATAGGGAGTAAATCCTTATGGCTAACTCTTGGAACGAATCCGGTACTACCTGGTCAACAGGTGATTGGGGTCAACAAAATACTACCACAGTTCCAGTAGAAAGTTTATCAGTAACCTCTTCATTAGGTTCAGTTATTGCTTCAGCCGATAGAGGTTGGGGAGCCGATGCTTGGAGTAATGGTGAATGGGGAGAACTCAATGACGATACCGCTATTCTTACAGGATTATCTTTTAGTGCAGAAGTTGGTACCGCAGTAGGTTCATCTGAACAAGGTTGGGGTAGAGATGCATATGGTTTAGAGCCTTGGGGAGAAAGTAATAGTCCTACAGTTTCTCTTACTGGTTTAAATATAATTTCAGAGTTAGGAGAATTAGCTTACGCACAATCTGAAGAAGGTTGGGGTAGAGATGAATGGGGTGTTGGTAACTGGGGACAAAATACTACAAGTGTATTATTAGATGGTTTATCAATGTCTGCCCATCTTGGACCAGATGGTTGGGGGATAAACTCATTTGGTGATGGACAATGGGGAGGAGAATTTACATTTAAACCTGAAAGTATAATCGTACCAAATGGTCAAACTTTAGCTGCTGATTTAGGATCAGCAACAATTGGTAGACTTGATATGATATTTAATATTTCCGCACCTGGAACAATTGGTGTAGGTCTAGGCACTCCAAATATAAATAATGGTGCAGATCATCAACAAGGTTTAGCAAGTCTTACAACAAGTGCTGAAATAGGGTCAGTGACAGCTACACCAAATACAATTGCAGAACTAACTGGTTTAGAATTTACTTCACCAAATCCAGCAGATATTACACCTACTTCAGTGGAAATAATTAATTTAACCGGTGTTTCATTAAGTGCTGATATAGGATCAACTACTACAGATGCAATGAGAGTTGGTTTAACTGGTGTAACTTTTGCAGCAGATGTGGGGGTAATAAGTCCAACAAACATGACTGTTGGGTTGACAGGGCAAGCAATTACTGCTAATTTAAACACAGTAGGTTTAGGAACAATTGGATACGAAGATGTTGACATAACAGGAAATACATCGTATACAAACGTTAATCACGCAGCTTAATAGGAGAACAAAATTATGGCATCAACTTATACGGATCTCGGTCTAGAATTAATGGCAACCGGCGAAAACGCTGGTACTTGGGGAGCAAAAACTAACGCAAATTTAAGTTTAATTGAACAATTAACAGGTGGTGTTTTAAGTCTAGCTGTTGCTGGATCTGGAACCACAGCTTTAACTATTGACGACGGTGCTTTAACAGGTACTGCTCAAAACAGAGTTATAGAATTAACAGGCGCTCTTACAGGATCAAGAATTTTAACATTTCCTCTTCTTACAGAAACTTTTTACATTATTAAGAACGGAACTACTGGTGCAGAAACATTACAACTTAAAGCAGAATCTGGTTCAGGTGCAACAGTTACTTTTTCAGCGACTGACAAAGGATATAAACTTATTTATCTTGATGGTGTTGCAACTAACACAGGTGTTTATGAAGCAGAATTATCTCCAGCAGGTACAGTAACAGAAACTGGAACACAAACTTTAACAAACAAAACTTTAACTGCTCCTAAGATTGGTACATCTATTTTAGATACTAACGGAGCTGAATTATTACTTTTAACAGCTACAGGTTCAGCAGTTAACGAGCTTACATTAGCTAACGCTGCTTCAGGAAATGCGCCTAGTATTACCGCTTCTGGAGAAACTAACGTAAGTCTTAATCTAGTTCCAAAAGGAACAGGTCAAGTTCAAATTAACGGTAATACAGCATCAACAGTCGGAAAAGCTATTGCAATGGCATTGGTTTTCGGATAAAAGATTAACAGGAGAAAATAAATTATGGCAAACCCAAATCTAGTAAACGTAACATCGATCACAGGTGAATCAGTACAAGCGGCTTTGACTACTACTCTTACTACAGAGATTTTAGCAGCAGCATCAGATACACTTGTAAAAATTAATAGTATTATAGTAGCAAACATTGACGGATCATCGGCAGCAGATGCTTCAGTTTTTATAACTAAATCAGGTGGATCACCAGTTGCAATTGCAAGCACAATTTCTGTACCAGCAGATTCTACACTTGTTGTAGTAGATAAAAACACAGCACTTTATTTAGAAGAAGGTGATAACCTTGAAGCTGGCGCAAGTGCTAACGGTGACTTAACTATGACTGTTAACTATGAAATATTAAACGACGCATAAGGAGGTCTAACTTATGGCCCATTTTGCAGAAATAAATTCTAGCGATAATAAAGTTTTAAGAGTCATTGTAGTTAGTAATGAAGATGTTAACATCAATGGTGGAGATCAATCTACACAAGCTGAAACATTTGTTAAAAACTTAATAGGTACTGGTGACAATACTTATTGGAAACAAACTTCTTATAATAATAGTTTTAAAGTTAATATGGCTATTAAAGATGGTTTTTATAAACCTGCAGAAGATATATTTCATGCACCAGCACCAGAGTGGTCAAGTTGGGTATTAAATAATACCAATTGGCAATGGGAACCACCTTTATCATACCCTGGAGATACTAGACCTTTTGATGGATCAATAGAGGAATGGTCATGTATTTGGAATGAAGATTTATGGGTAAGTTCTTCTAACACTAACGGTTGGACAAGTATGCAACCAGATGACATGCCTTCAAGAGATACAAATAAATATTTTTTAGATCAATCAAACTTAACATGGAGTGTTTTAAATGACTAATACATTAGGTTCATTAGGGATAGCAAATAATAATGGTGGGATAGTTGGACCTGATAATGATGCTAATGCGGCAGCAGATCAAACAACTGAAATTACATCAACTGGAACTTATTCACCAATAGCACCTACAGGAAATGTTTTAGTAGTAGCTGGTGGTGGCGGCGGTGGCCAGAACGGTGCCGGCGGCGGTGGCGGCGGAGGAGCAATTTTTTACCCTGATTACCCTATGCCAGGCTCAGCTGTTAGTGTTGTTGTTGGAGCTGGAACACCATCTGGTAATGGTGGTACTGGAGGTGATTCAGAATTTAATGATGGAGCACCATCAACTTTAGAACTAGTTGCAAAAGGTGGTGGCGGTGGGGGAACCCAAGGCGGCGGCGCTAATGGCGGTTCTGGAGGTGGCGGAGGTCACCAAGGAAACCCTAACCCTTCACCAGGAGGATCAACTACTCAAGTACCTTCTATGCCTGCACCTTTACAACCTTTTGGTTTTGGAAATAGCGGCGGTGGTTGGAATGGACCACCTTCAGGAGCTGGAGGCGGAGGAGCTGGAGCTGCAAATAATCCTCAACCTGGAACTGCTCCTACAAATGCAGGAGTTGGAAAAGAATTTGGAGCATCACCATCACCTTCATCAGATTCAGGATTTGCACCTTTTGGAGAAAGTGGTTTTTTTTCTGGTGGTGGCGGCGGAAATGGCGGCGGATCTGGAGGAAATGGCGGTGGCGGAAATGGAGCACCTGGCGGTGGTCAAGGACAAGTTGGAACAGTAAACACTGGTGGCGGTGGCGGTGGCGGTGGAAACCCCCCACAACCTGGCGGCGGTGGAGGATCAGGAGTTATATTAGTTCATGAACAAGCTGACGCTAAAGCTGTTGGAGTTTGGGATTTGAAAACTGCTTACAGTTACATAAAACAAGGTGAGTGGCCTACGTAAGTTATACTACTTGTAGTATTTATTATTCTAATATATAAGTCTTTCATTACATATAATGAAAGTATTAGGGATTAATCTCAGTCACAACGCATCTTTTTCTATAGTAGAAAATGGTGAACTTGTTTTTTCTTTGGAACAAGAAAGAGTTTCTAGAAAAAAAAGAGATAATCAAATTAATAAATTATGTGAAGGTTTAAAAAATTCTCACTTTGAAATTATTGGCTACACTTCTTATAATATGGTTGATGAGAAATTAGAAGGGTACACTGATTTAGTAAAATATTGCCTTAAAAAAAATAATATAACTTACGATAAATTAATTCCATATGATGAACACCATTTAACTCATTGTTATAGTTCATTTTATAATTCTGGTTTTGATGAAGCTGTGTGTTTAATTATCGATAATGGTGGAACATCTTACACTGTAGATAACACTGCATTAGGTCAAGAAAATATATCTGTATACAAGCTTTCTTATACCCAAGAACCTAAACTATTATATAAACTTTGTAGAGATTGGTGGGGAAGAAATATTTCAATTGGAGATTATCATACCTATAATTGTATGAGTCCTGCAGGGGTGTTTGAAATGTATAAAGATACATTAGGATTTAAGGAACCCGGTTCAGTTATGGGGCTTAGTTCTTATGGAAAAGAAAATAGTGAAATACCTCAGCTATACGACACCACAGATTTATTTTGTAAATTAAATGTCTCTTTCAATGATGTTATATCTAGAAGAAAAACTAGTTATCCTAAAGGGACTGTTCCAGATGAGGATCTTTGTTATAGAATACAAAAAGATACAACGGAAACAGTAAAAAAATATATTGAATTAATAATGAAGAATCATTCAAATAATATTTGTTTAAGTGGTGGGTATTTTCAAAACTCTATTGCTAATTATGAGTTTTTAAAAATGAATAATAATATTTTTGTTGATCCAGTTTGTCATGATGGAGGTACATCTATTGGACTTGCACAACATTTAGATTTTAAAATAAATAAAAACAAACCAAAAAAATATAAAAATTTATATCAAGGCCCTATTTATAAAGATCAAGAAAAACTTCTAGATCGTTATAAACCTAATAAGACACAACATTCTAAACAAGGGTATAAAATTATTGATAATTATAGTCCTAAAAAAATTGCTGAGTTACTTAAAAATAATAAATCAGTAGCTATTTATCAAGGTAGATCTGAAATGGGACCTAGAGCATTAGGTAATAGGTCTATACTATATAATCCATCTGATCCAAAAGCCAAAGAAAAAATTAATCTAATAAAAAATAGAGAATGGTTTAGACCTTATGCTGGAACAGTTTTATTTGAACATACTAAAGATTGGTTTGATTTACAGGGGAAAAAAGAAACTCCTTTTATGTCTTATGTTGTAGGGGTTAAAAAAGATAAGCTAAATAAAATACCTGGTATTTGTCATATTGATAATACATGTAGAATACAAACACTTAAAAAAACACTTAACGAAAATTTTTATGACATCATAAATGAATTTTATAAATTAACCGGTATACCTGTTGTTTTAAATACTTCTTTAAATTCTGCTGGTAGTCCTCTGGTGGAGTCAATAGAAGATGCTCTAAATTTTATGTTAACTTCTAATATAGACTATGTTTATTTTCCTGAGTTTAAAAAAGTGTTGAGCAGATAGATATGTTAGAAACAGATAAAATAATTATTTTAGGAGGTGGAAGTGCTGGTTGGATGACAGCTGCCACTTTAATAAAACTGTTTCCAAAAAAAGATATAACTGTCATAGAATCTCCTCTTCAAAAAAGTGTGGGTGTAGGAGAAAGCACATTGGGACAAATTAATGAGTGGCTTGATTTATTAGATATAAAAGATAAAGATTTTATGCCTTATTGTGATGCTAGTTACAAATTAAGTATAAGATTTGAAAATTTTTATAAATTAAAAGACGGTGGTTTCCATTATCCTTTTGGTTCAACGTTTGAAGATAGATCAACAGGAAGTAAAGAATTCTGGTTTTTTAAAAAAAAATTTAACCCTAATTTAAGTATTCAAGACTATGCTAACAGTATTTCTCCAAATATGTGGTTGGTTAATAACAATGTTTTATTTAATAATGAAGATAACAAAATACCTTTGTTTAATTTTAAACACCATGTTGCTTATCATTTTGACGCCGTTAAATTTGCAGAATGGTTAAAAATTTTTTACTGTATTCCTAAAGGAGTAAAACATATTGTAGAAAATATAGAAACTATAGAACAAGATGAAGATGGAATTAAATCTTTAAACAATAAATATTGCGCTGATTTATATATGGACTGCACTGGTTTTTCCTCTTTGTTATTAGGGAAAACTTTAAAAGAACCTTTTAATGATTACTCTAGTTTATTGCCTAATGATAGCGCTTGGGCAACTAACTTGAAATATACAAACAAAGAAAAACAAATAAAGCCATACACTAATTGCACTGCTATAGACAATGGATGGGTATGGAATATTCCTAGTTGGAATAAAATTGGTACTGGGTATGTGTATTCAAGTTCTTTTGTATCTGATGATAATGCTTTAAAGGAATTTACAAAATATTTAGGTCATGAGAACTTAGATTTTAAAAAAATAAAAATGAGAGTTGGAATACATAATAGAATTTTTGTAAAAAATGTATGTGCAATTGGTTTGTCAGCCGGATTTATTGAACCGTTAGAGTCAAATGGTTTATTAAGTGTCCACGAATTTTTAATGAAATTAAAACCTATATTAAAAAGAAAAAATATAAGTCAATGGGATAGAGATACATTTAATGTTTCATGTAAACAATTTTTTGACCAGTTTGCAGAATTTGTAGCATACCACTATGCCTTGTCTCATAGGAGAGATACCCCTTATTGGAAAGCAATAAATGAAAAATCTTTTTATGATAATCGTATAATAGATACTGAACTTAAACAAAACATGTATGCTTTAAATAATAGAGATCAGTATTTTAGATCTGATACAGGAGCTCACTATATTTCAACAGGGATGAATGCTTTTGCAGTTGATGTAGTTGATAAAAAATTACCGGAAGAAATTAAAAAATTTTTATTATACAGAAACTACTCTGTTGATAAATACTCAAAAATATGTAAAAAACAAGAAACGTTTTTTAATTATTTAAAAAACAATATACATAATAAAGATTAAATAGATGGAAATAATGGGAAATAAAAAAGTGATAAATAAAATTATTATAAAAGATGACTGGTTTTCAAAAGAAGAATTAAAAAAAATTTGGAAAGAACTAGATTTTTATTCTGGTACACAAGAAATGGAAAGAGCAGAAAATAATTTAACTGTAACTGGAGTGGATAAAAAAGGTGGGCCTCAAGCAAAATGCTATAGAATTTTTTTAGATAGTTTTTATCAACAAAATAAAAGACATGTTTCTTCAATTTTGTCTTCCATGGATAAATTTAAAGACCCTAATTTACATACTAAATTTAAAACAATACCAATGGGTAGACAATTCACTGAAACAAATTCAGACACATCATTTATTTCTTATTATGAAAACGAAGACAATTTCAAACCACATTTTGATGTTTTTCAATTCACTGCTTTAATATGGTTATATAAGGAACCTAAAAAATTCACTGGAGGTAATTTAGTATTACACGATTTTGATAATGAAGAAATTGAAGTTAAAAATAACAGGTTAGTTTTTTTTCCGTCTTATTATCTACATTCAGTAACACCAATAAAAATGAAGGATGAAGATGAAGGTATGGGTAGATACTGTATAAGTCATTTTTTCTATACTGTACCTACAGGAAGAGTATGATTTTAAAAAACTATTATTATTATTTTAATAACGTATTGAGTGAAGATACATGCTCAAATATTATTAAATATGGTAATTCATTAACCGAAGAAATAGGGAGAACAGGTTTTGTACAAGACCCGGTTTTAAATAAAGAAAAATTAGATTTTCTTAAAAAAGAACAAAGAGATTCTAATGTCGCTTGGATAAAAGAAAAATGGCTTTTTGATATAATAAACCCTTATATAATTGAAGCCAATCAAAAAGCTGAATGGAATTTTGATATAGATTATGTGGAACCCGTACAATTTACAAAATATAAACTTCATCAATACTACAACTGGCACTGTGACAGTAGTGACAAATTAATACATAATCCAAATGATACTAACGTGCATGGTAAACTTAGAAAATTATCTTGTATAATTTTTTTATCTAACCCTTCAGATTACTCAGGAGGACAACTTAAATTTGATCTAAGAAATAATCCTGTTGGATGCAATATTACAGAGATAAAAGAAAATACTAAAGGAAGTATTGTTGTATTTCCTTCTTTTATTTGGCATAAAGTTTTTCCTGTTTTGCAGGGAGAAAGATATAGTTTAGTAAGTTGGTATATTGGAAAACCTTTTAAATAATGAAAAAAATTAATTTACCCAACATTCCTATATTAACTGACACAGTTCCAAATGAATTATATGATTCTTTATTAAGAGAATCTTATGAAGTTTTTAATAAAGAAAACCTATCTTTTTCAAATGAATTAGCTGGTCATATTAAAAAAGAATATTATTTAAAAGAAAACATAAGAGTTATAAAAAATTATATACATTCATTATCAAAAAAATTAGCTAGCACTATGGATAAACTAGATATGGGGTATCATGGAAATGATTTTTTGTTAGAAGAATTATGGGTTAATTTTCAAAAAAAACATGAATTTAACCCATTACATGTTCATGGTGGTATATTTAGTTTTGTTATTTTTATAAAAATACCATATGATTTGCATGATGAAGAAAAACTTTTTAATGCACAATCGTTACATGTTTCTAAACTAGAATTTTATTATACTAATATCTTAGGAAGAATTGTAAACTTTGATCTTAATATTAATAAAAGCGACGAAAAAACAATATTGTTTTTTCCGTCAAAATTAAATCATATAGTTTATCCTTTTTTTACAAATGATGACTATAGAATAACAATATCAGGAAATGTTTATGGTAAATAAATTTAAAAAAAATAAATACGTTGTAGTTAAAAATTTTATAAGTAGAGAGTTATCTGATTTTTTATTTATGTATTTATTCATGAAAAGAAACACACAAATTACTTTAATAAAAGAAAAACTTATACCACCTTTTTCTGAATATTTTGGAACTTTTAAAGACGAGCAAATTCCAAATACATATGCTAACTACGGAGACGTTGCAATGGATACTCTTTTATTTTTAACAAAAAAGAAAGTTGAAAAAATTATGGGTGTAAAATTAATTGAAACTTATTCTTATTGTAGAATGTATAAAAAAGGCGATGAATTAAAAAGACATAAAGACAGACCTTCGTGTCAATTATCTGCAACATTGAATTTAGGAGGAGATCCATGGCCCATATTTTTAGAGCCTTCCGGTAAGGAAGGACTGAAAGGGGTTAGGGTAAATTTAAAACCTGGCGATGCTTTATTTTATCAAGGATGTGAATTAGAACATTGGAGAGAACCTTTTAAAGGCGAACACTGCGGACAAGTTTTTTTACATTATAATAGCGATAATAATAAACAAAATTTATATGATGGAAGACCTCATTTAGGTTTACCTGGAGATTTTAAAAATGTTGTATCCTAATTCTCAAGTTTTAAATTTTTTTCAAAAACCTGATGAAATTGTACAATATGCTAAATCTTTAGAATATCATAGAGACCCTGAAGGAAAATGGCCTGGTGGACGAAGTAAATGTTTATCCGAAATAAATTATAATTTTTATAATATTACTTGTAGAAAAGTATTGTCTACTGTTTTTCCTATGGATTTTTATGATATTGTTTTTAAAGCATATTGTTATTTTCAAATAGTACCTCCAGAACAGTCTGGTAATGCTGGTTGGATACATCAAGATATTTACAGTGATTTTTCATCAATAATATATCTTTCTCATCATGAAAACTGTGGTACAAATTTTTACACTGCTAAAAATGAGTTATTAAAATTTTCAGGAGAAGAAGGTATATGTCCTTCTGATACCTATATTAAAATAAAAGAAGACTACTATCTTAATAATAAACCTTTTGATCAAAAATATGCTCAAGCCTTAGAAAAAAATAATTCAAATTTTGTTAAAACAGGGGGTTTTAGTTCTATATATAACAGCCTTATTACTTTTGATGGACACACAGATCACAACGCTAATTTAGACAAACATTTTAACTCTAATGAACCTAGACTAACTTTAATTATTTTTTTTACAAACATAATTTCTAAAGGAAGAACGCTTAAATATCCAGGTAGTGAGCTCAATTTGATTTAAATCTTTTATTTTACACAATAAAATAGTATATATAATACTACCAAAAATTTAATAACCTTATATAGTGGATTTTATGCTACAAAAATTAGGATTTGCACCAGGATTCAATAAACAAGTCACAGAAACAGGGGCCGAGGGCCAATGGTTTGATGGTGATAATGTACGTTTTAGATATGGTACTCCGGAAAAAATAGGAGGTTGGTCTCAATTGGGTAATGATAAATTAACAGGAGCTGGAAGAGCTATTCACCATTGGGATGATAACTCAGGAATTAAGTACGCTGCGGTAGGTACAAATAAAATTTTATATGTTTACTCTGGGGGAACTTACTATGATATCCACCCTATAAGAACAACTTTGACAGGGTGTAATTTTACTAGTACATCAAGTTCACCAACAGTAACTATTACAGCCAGTGGTGCTCATGGTTTAATAGATGGTGATATTGTCTTGTTTGATAGTGTAACAGGTTTGACAGGGTCTACTTTTACTAATGCTTCTTTTGAAGACATAAAATTTGAAGTTACTTCGGCTCTAACTTTTGATACTTTTACAATTACAATGGCAACTAATGAATCCGGAACACCTTTAAGTAGTTCTGGATCAGCTTCAGCTCTTTGTTACTATGCTGTTGGACCTTCACAGCAATTAGGTGGATACGGATGGGGTACAGCAAATTTTGGTGGGACTGCATCAGGTATTGCAACCACTACTTTATCAACTGCTTTAACAGATACAACTACTACAACAATTGTTTTAGGTTCTTCAGTTGCGTTTCCTGCTTCTGGAGAAATTAGAATAGGTACAGAGGACATTAGTTATACAAATAATAACACGGGAACAGGGACCTTAAGTGGTGGAGCCAGGGGTGTAAATGGTACCACTAAAACTACACATACCGCTGGGGTTACTGTATCTAATATTTCAGACTATGTTGCTTGGGGCGATGCCTCATCTGCTGACTTTACCATAGATCCTGGATTATGGGTTTTAGATAACTACGGTACAAAATTAATAGCACTTATCTATAATGGTAAATGTTTTGAATGGGACGCAGCTGGACCTAGTGCTACATCGGTTAGAGCAAATGTGTTAGCTAATGCGCCAACAGCATCACGACATGTATTAGTTTCAACTCCCGATAGACACTTAGTATTTTTTGGAACAGAATCTACAGTTGGAGATCCAACAACTCAAGATGATATGTTTATTAGATTTTCTGATCAAGAGAGTATTGATCAAACAGATTCTTATACCGTTAGAGCTGAGAATACAGCCGGCACACAAAGACTTGCGGATGGTTCAAGGATTGTAGGAGCTATTAAAGGTAGGGATGCTATTTATGTTTGGACTGATACTGCATTATTTTTGATGCAATTTGTAGGTCAACCTTTTACTTTNTCCTTTCAACAAGTAGGAACTAACTGTGGTCTATTTGGAAAAAATGCATGTAGAGAAGTAGATGGTGCTGCGTACTGGATGTCTGAGAATGGTTTTTTTACTTATGATGGTCAACTAAGAACAATGCCTTGTCTAGTTGAGGAC